GCCGATAATATTGTCAAATAGAACACTATGTGTTCTCCCTATTGTAATCACATTAGCTTATGCAACGCAGATTGAGTATCGTACCTACTCAAGTTGTTACAAGCGAACTGTGTCCGCGTTCCGCAAATACGTACTATGTGAAAGCATAGATGATAGTGTGGTCGTGGAGGTTGTTTCGGAGTTGTGTCAAAACCATGACAATCTTGCAGAGGATTGTCTTGAGTTTACTCACGATTCCAAGCAGGTTCATATGACAAATCAACCCTCTTCGGTTTCCATCGGGGATAATGGGGAGATGGTTCAAGATCCTGATAACATCACCTTTGGTGATGTAGTGGTTCCCTGCGGCGTGCAGGATGCCCCAGTTGAGGCTGGGATGATGGCTGCGGTTGAGGATAAAGCTTCCCGCAATTATACATGTTGTCAAGACATATTGGAGGTCCGGTCACACCGTCGTATACATTTGCGTAAGTATAATCAATACGTGTGTGCTGTGAAAGCTGAGATTAAAAATCGCCTAGGAGTTCCAAAACGCAATGCTGCTAATCAACTTGCTGTTCGACGTATGGCGCAGCAAATTATGATGAAGCATGGGTTGCGTCCGTCGCACATGCGACCGGCTATTGAGATGGTGATAGCAGCTGTTTTCATCCCTGATGAACATGATCTGTTGTCAGCCAAGATATTGGCCAGTAATGTGGTGGCAGATATGCAACATAGCATGGATAATGCTAGCCCTAAGAGTTATTGGCGAAACCTTTGGGCAACCTTTTCCCGCGGAGAGATCCGTGAAGAAGAGGGCTGAGGAGGCCTTGGCGTGATCGACGGTGTATCGCAGCGAAGTAATTTGCGCGATCCTAGGCTATCCGTTGATCGACACGCTAAGGAAGTGGCCAAAACCCGCAAGTTGTACTCTATTAAAGAGTTGTCACCCAACTTGGATCTCGGTGTTAATAATGGTGACATTAATACATTGGAGTGTGCGTTGTTAACACGCATGTACTACTGCAAGGTCGGGGATGACTTTGTAGCTCCACCACCAGTCGACATGGATCTGTTTGCTGGACGCTTGAGCAACTTTCGAGAGCGATTGTTAGATAGTGTAGTCGAGACCACCCCTTTAACGTACCAGGAAACTGTTGATACGTATGTGGGTCGCAGACACACCATTTACTCTAACGCACTCAGGAAGCTTGAGCAAATTGGTTTATCGCGACGTGACGCTTGTTCTATAGCGTTTGTCAAGATGGAACTCGTAAACCCGGAAAAGGCGCCTCGTTGCATCCAACCGCGTGATCCTGCTTATAACTTGAGTTTGGGTCGTTACATTAAGGCAGTTGAACATCGTATTTACGATGGTATTCGACGTGTCTTTGGTGATGGTCCAACAGTTATGAAAGGGTTCAATGTCAGTGACATTGGTAAAATAGCACGTGGTAAGTGGAGGAGCTTTGCTGAGCCGGTAGCTATTGGACTTGATGCAACCAAGTTTGATATGCATGTATCACCAGCTGCCTTAGCATGGGAACACAGCATTTATTTGGCATTGTTTGATAATGATCCAGAATTGCGTAAGTTACTTTCATGGCAAATGAATAATAAGGGGGCAGGGTACTGCGCTGATGGAAAATTGAAGTACACAGTGGTAGGAAAGCGATTTAGTGGGGATATGAATACTGGGTTAGGTAATTGTATTCTCATGTGCGCGATGGTATATGCGTATGCTAAAGAACGAGGTGTGCGGGTTAAACTCATGAATAATGGGGATGACTGCGTGGTTATAATGGAACGAGTGGACCGCGACAAATTTAATGCTGGTTTGAATGAATGGTTTATAGATATGGGATTTCGCATGGTTGCTGAAGACCCAGTTTATGAGCTGCATCAGATAGAGTTTTGTCAAATGCATCCGATAGAGGTTGGAGATGAGTGTCGCATGGTGCGGAACATCAAGAGCTCACTACGTAAGGATACTATAACGGTTCACAATCTTACCAATGCGGCAACACGAGAGAAGTGGTGCACTGCTGTTGGAACTGGCGGGATGAGCTTAACTGGTGGGATACCAATTATGCAGAATTTCTACCAGTGTTATCAACGAATTGGTTGTATGCGTATGAGCAAGTTTACGGACGATCCCACTTTTGCCACTGGCATGAAGTTAATGGGACGGGGAATGAATGAGCAGTACAAGGTACCTGACGCATGGACACGAGTCCAAGTGTTTGAGGCCTGGGGCATATCACCAGATGAGCAGGAAGCGATGGAGGAGTATTATAACACATATAAGTTTGTTGACACGG